ATGTGGTCAAGAGATCAAGTAAAATTATTCCTTGACACGGCATATGGCGAGTACAAGTGGCGCAGTATAGGTCTTATTGTGCATATGGCTTACGAATTTGCACAAAGAGTCGGTGATATGCGTCTTTTAGAGTGGAAAAGTGTCGATTTAGATGGTGCAAGGCTTGATTTGGTGCAGTCTAAGCGTAGAGCAGAGGTGCATATACCTATCAACCCTAAGTTATTGGCTATGCTAAAGACACAGCATGAGGACTTTGGGTTTCAAGACTACGTTGCACCTAATGTAAGACCTATTGATGGACATCACAAGCCGTACAATGAGTTTGATATATCTATCTTAGTCAATGAGGTCAAAGCACAAGCTAATTTACCCAAAGAACTGACCGCTATGGATATGCGTAGGACAGCCATTACAGAGATGGTTGAGGCGGGTGTGGATACCACGCAGATCATGTCGGTGTCTGGACACAACTCACCACAATCGATGCGACCCTACATCAAGCACACATTTAGATCAGCTAATAACGCACTAGCTAGAAGGGACACATACAAAGATGAAATTTCTTGAGGAACTAAACTTAGAAGAGGGCAGAACCTTAACAATGGATTGTCCAGTCTGCAAAGGTAAGAAAAAGTTTACAGCGACTAGGGTGGAAGACGCTATTTTATACAACTGCTTTAGGAATAGTTGCACTGTTAAGGGTAGAAGAAAGGTAGGTAGAACTGTGGAGAGTATTAGAAAGAAAATGAATGGACAATCTGCGGTCAGAAAGATATCGGAGTTTGAAGTTCCTGAATATTTTTCTCATGATCTAACGGATTGTGACGAGTTTATTATGAGATGGGATCTGTTTAACATACAGTTATTCCATGATGTTAAAAACGATAGGGTCGTATTCCCTATCGTGCGTAAAGGTAAGATTATTGATGCCATAGGTAGATCGTTAAATGCTGATTCTTTTCCTAAGTGGTACAAGTATGGTAACAATATGTCTTATTATGCGTATAGAGGAGATGGTGTGGATAGAAATGTGGCAGTGGTGGTAGAGGACGTTATATCAGCTATAACTGTGGGTAGTCACTTTCCAGTTATAGGGTTTGGTTTGCTAGGCACAGCACTACAGCAGGAACATCTATACACTCTTTCTAATTTTGATAGGGTCGTAGTCGCTCTTGACCCTGACGCATCTAAGAAGTCGCTAGAACACGCAAAAGATTTATCTAACTATGTTTCAGACGTTAGGGTGTTAAAACTAATAGACGACTTAAAATACAAAAACATAGAAGATTTTAAAAAACTAGAGGAGGTTTTGAATGGCTAAACATTGCATGGATTGTGGAGTAGAGTTAGACGTTACTAAAAATTGGTATGAAGCGTCTGAGCGTGATCGTCACTATAGGTGTAAGAAGTGTGCTTGCGTCAATCAGAGAGCAACCAGTGCTAAACACAATAAGTTACAGATGTATGTTAATGGTAAGTATGTATCCAGAAAACATCCCTTATACAAACCGGGAAAATATAAAACTTTTAACGATGCTGCTTTTTCTTCCTTGATTAATTATGTGAAATGTGTTAAGGGTGAAGTATACATTATTAGTAACCCTGCATGGAAGACTTGGTACAAGATTGGCAAGGCTGTCGATTCTACGGATAGATGTAATCAGTATCAAACAAGCAGTCCTCATAGAGACTATGAATTGGTATCAAACATTAGTGTATCTAATAGAGGTATTGGAGAGAAGATAGCGCATACTCTAGCAGAGGGCATGAGTAGAGAGAGAAGTAACGAGTGGTTTCGTATAGAGAATTTAGAGAAAGAGGACTTTGATAAGTTCTTGAGTTTGGTAAAGACACTTACAGAGGAGAAGGTGAATGGTGGAGTTAGCACTAATAAGAAGTCTGCTAGATAAAGACTTCTATGGAGATCATAAGGGTACACGTTGCCCCGATGAATTGTTTAGCAAAGATATACGTAAGATAAAGAAGACAGTAGACTTTGCCATGCAGAACTATGGTAAGGACAGTATTACTGTGCGTGAGTTAGAGGGTTTGTTTTTTGCTCACAACAGCACTCTCACTACATCATCTAAGCAAATGTTCAAAGAGTTGTTTTCTAAGTTAGAGAGAGAGCAAGCTATGGACAAGGAGATAGCTAAGGATGTACTCTCTAAGTTGTTTCAACAGCATGTAGGGGAGAAGGTAGCCAACATAGGGTTTGATTATGTTAATGGCGAGGGTTCTACACTAGAGCCACTACGCAAGATTATCAGCGATCATCAAGACAACTTCCTACCTAACTTCAAGATAGAGTGGGACGATATTAGTTTTGACAGCATATTGGAGCAAGCTAATCAAAAGTCAAAGTGGAAGTTCAATATACCCTCTCTCGCCAGAAGACTACAGGGCATAAGCGGTGGTCAGCTTATCATAGTGGGTGCAAGACCCAACACTGGTAAGACAAGCTTTCACGCTAGTATCATCGCATCAAGAGGTGGTTTTATAGATCAAGGTGCTAAGTGTCGAGTCTTGTGTAATGAAGAGCCGTACTATAGAGTTGCATCTCGTTACCTTTGCAATAGAGCAGAGTTGTCGTTGGCAGAGATAGGTAGTGGTAGAGCTAATCACACTTTGGCGATGGAGAGATACAATAAGATCAGGCACAGCATAAAGATCAAGGATGTCACTGGCAAGAAGATGGATTGGGTAGAGAGTATGGTCAAAGTAGAAAGACCCGACATTGTTGTGCTAGATATGGGCGACAAGTTCGCCAACAAAACTGGAGAGAGGATGGACTTATACCTGAAAGAGGCGGCAATTCACGCGAGAAACATTGCAAAGGAGTATGACTGTGCTATAATCTGGATGTCTCAGCTATCTGCTGAGGCAGAGGGTAAGGTCAATGTAGATCAATCTATGCTTGAGGGCAGTAAGACTGGTAAGGCGGCAGAAGCGGATTTGATGTTGTTACTCAGTAAAAACCCGACTATTGAGGGGCAGGAAGATAATGATACACAGCGACACATTATCGTAGCAAAGAACAAGATAAACGGATGGCATGGAAAGATCCATGTTGAGTTAGATGTAGAGAGAGGTAGATATACTGCATGAAGATTATACTAGACGTAGAGAACACAACGACTAAACGAGATGGTAAGTTACATCTTGACCCTTTCGAGCCTGACAATTCTTTGACGCTCGTGGGTGTCCAAGACTGGCTAGAAGAGGAGTCAACTGTTTTCGTGTTTGACCACAAAGAAAGAGTGATAACAGACGATGATGCAGACAAAAGACTACAAAAAGTTCTTGACAACACAACATTATTGATAGGACATAACCTTCAGTATGATCTACAATGGCTCTGGGAGTGCGGTTTTAGGTATGATGGTGCAATATATGATACAATGTTAGGTGCATACATACTACAGAGAGGTCAAAAAGGCTCTGTTAGTCTAGAAAACTGTGCTGAGAGGTATGGTCTTGACATAAAGAAGTCAGATACACTCAAAGATTACTTCAGGAGAGGTTTTCAAACGGACGAGATACCTCTTGACGAGTTATCGGAGTATCTACGGCAGGATTTAGCGGTTACACAGCAGTTATATTGGAAGTTACAGGAAGAATATGATAAGGATGAGTCCAAATCACTGGCTACAGTATGTGATGTAACAAACAAAGTATGCAAAGCTCTGACTAAAATGTATATGAAGGGCATTGCCATAGACAGAGATGCTCTAGCTCAGGTGAAGAAAGACTTTGTTCAAGAGTTGAACGATATAGAAGGACGGTTGCAAGGGCATGTGAAGCGACTGATGGGAGACACACCTATCAACCTCAACTCACCAGAGCAAGTCAGTCAGGTTATCTTTTCTAGGATTGTCAAGAACAAAAAAGAGTGGGCATTGGCTTTTGAAAATGTTATTGACAAAGATGACTTTCGCAAAACAGTCAAAGAAAACAGTAGCTTAATGGTGAAAACTAAAGCAAGTATATGTGAAGCGTGTAACGGTAAGGGTAAAGTTTTCAAGACCAAGAAGGATGGGACACCGTTTCTCAAGCCAAATCGTTGTCCCGAATGTGACACCAGAGGGTACAAGCTTGCCAAGTCAAATCAGATGGCAGGTCTTGGGTTCTTCCCCTTGTCCAAGGATTGGGTGAGTGCTAATGGTTTCTCCACAAGCAAAGGCAATCTGGAGACACTGATAAACATATCCAAGTCAAAGGGTATGACAGATGCAGAGAACTTTCTTACCGATCTCAAGAGACAAAGTGCTGTGTCCAGTTATCTATCCTCTTTTGTTGAGGGTATTGAAGCGTATACAAAGCCAGATGGTAAGCTACATGTGTCTCTCACTCAGCATGTCACAGCCACTGGACGTTTCAGTGGACGCAACCCTAACATGCAAAACATGCCAAGGGGCGGTACGTTTCCAGTTAAGAAAGTGTTTGTATCACGTTGGAACTACCATCAGTTTGGACTGAAGGGTAAGATACTTGAAGCAGACTTTGCACAGTTAGAGTTTAGGGTTGCAGCATTTTTGTCACAAGACAAGGTTGCGATGGAGGAGGTCAGCACTGGCTTTGATGTTCACTCCTACACTGCTAAGATTATATCTGATGCAGGACAGCCAACGACACGACAAGAAGCTAAAGCACACACCTTTGCCCCTCTGTACGGTGCTACTGGCTTTGGTAGGACAAAAGCTGAGGCAGAATATTACACACACTTCATGGACAAGTATAGAGGTATAGCAAAGTGGCACAAGCGTCTAGGAGATCAAGCGTTGAACGATGGCTACATCATGATACCATCAGGACGACAGTACGCTTTTCCAGACGTAGAGCGTAGAGCCAGTGGTTCACCCACACACTTTACCATGATAAAGAATTATCCAGTGCAGGGATTTGCTACTGGGGATATTGTTCCCATAGTATTTCTGGAGATAGACAAGAAGTTAGAGAGTATGCAGTCTTGTCTTGTCAATACGGTGCATGACTCCGTTGTTATTGACGTACACCCTGCAGAAGAAGAGCAAGTCAT